AGCGTCTTTAGGGTTAGTTGGATCAGTCAGGTTCTGGATGGTGGCAGTCGTAGAGCCATCCATATTCAGCGTACCAGAGATGGTGACATTGTTAAATGCAGATGTACCTGTTGAGGTGACGTTACCAGAAACATTACCAGTTACAGCGCCTTGGATGGTTCCGCTTGCAGTAATGTTATTGAACGAGGATGTGCCTGTGGATGTAACATTACCTGCTACAGCACCCGTCAGATCACCGCTAAAGCCGCCTGTGGAAGTAATCGTTGTGCCAGTTATGGGGCTAGCTGAATTACCACCAATAACCGTGCCATCGATTGTACCGCTGTTTACGTCTACCTGCGCTGCCGTAGTTAGGCCGTTTAGATTGGCAGCACCGTTTGCGGTGAGAGTACCTGCGATAGTGGCCGTACCGCCTACAGAAACATTTCCTAGTGAGCTTATGCCGCCCTGCAGATACAAATCTTGAAACCGCACACTAGGGGTTCCCAGATCGATAGTATTGTGGGCTATAGGCTCGATCTTATTAGACGTAAAGACCGTTACCAACTCTCGCCAGACCGCTGCACCTGTAGCGTTGCCCACACATATGAATACACGGCCTGTGGAAACATTCTCCCACAAAGACCCCGTAGCATAGCCCTGCGAAACATCGTTAGTAACAACAGGGTTAGCAGTTGCAGACATGTTGTTTTTACCCCCCGTGCCCCCATGCACAGCGGGAAGGTATCCACTAAGAGAAGTAGCTAAGTTGATCTTTGGGGCTTGGCCTGTAGTTCCATCATGGCTGTGGCCTGATGTGCCATTAAAGGCGGCGGTAATCTGGTTAAATTCTGCGTTTAGTGGGGGTGCCGTGATCTCTAGGCCGTTGATTATATCCCCGACTGATTGGCGTGTGTAACCTGCCATTATTATCTCCTGCCAGATGGCGTGAATTCAATCACAAGGCCTTGAATTGAAAAAGGATCGAATTGACCAACAGAAACAAATGTAGCTCTAAGCGACATTCCAGATCCTTGAACATCTGTGGTCATCACGGGTTTTGATGAACCCCCGTAGAGTACGTTTGCATCGGCGTAGTCGATGTTTCTGCCACCGTATACGGACGGGGCACCGACAGATGCTTGAGTATAGTTAGAAGGTTTAGAGATTGTGTAATCACCCCAATCGTAACTCAGAGAAAGGTTCATCTCCATTGGGCCTTCCGCCCTAACAAAGGTACTTACCTTACGAATAGATTTTCTAGCACCAGCATCTCCAAAATCTAAATACGGAGTTGCGTATATACTAACTATGTCTTGCCCGTTGAAGCTGTTGCCCTGTTCTTGGTGGTAAACTTTTCCATCATAGTCACCGTGGAGAACAACCTCTTGCTTGTTGATGTATCCAGATGTGCAGCAAGACGCTCGGATCCCTAGTATCGTACCAAATTCCCAAGTGATGGAGGCTCTATCTTGAGCTAAGCCACCCAGTACCCCTAGACTGTCTTGGGTAAATGCAGTGGAATCCCCTACGAAAAACCTCACCTGAGATTTTGAGCGTACAACAACCCCATTCATAGTAGACAAGTCGTAGTTTTCTATAATGTCGAGGATGGCGCCTTGAATATTTTTAGAGATAGTTTCTAGCTCAACGTCACCAATTCGGCTAGTTCCTGCGACAGGACGAAATCCATCTGGGGCTAGAAATATAAGATCTCCACCAATTTCTAAAACGCTATCCCGAGCGATACATCCGACATTTGATGTTACGTTGTCGATAACAAATTCAGCGGCGGGGTTAACACTAACTTTTTGAATAGCATTATTAGAAAAAACAAATAGGTTTTCACGGAAGGGTTTGATTTGGACAACATCTGTACCAACTGTGATCTGTCCACCCGCGGCTGCAGTTGTCCATGTTAGAGGATCGTTAGGCGCAGAATGTGCTATCACACCTTCAGCTTCAGTATCCCCTGAGAGAAAAATGTGCCTTTTGTACACCTCTACTACCGAGGGGGCTTCTATCATCTGATTACCGCCGGGAGATGATGCTCCACCTGTGCCGGATAATGCTAGATCGTACCAAGTTTGCCCATTAAAGACTTTTGGAGTATTAACACCGTCTACGAAGATGATCTGATTACCGCTGCCGAAATTGAACTGAGCAGCCCGTACTTTATCAACAGTGCGCTGGGCATCTACCGTAGCAGGGCTAGGGGCGCCTGACATCTTGTACCAGCCAGCAATTGGACTAAGCATCCAGAAGCTGTAAGTAGTAGCCCCTACGTTTTTCCGACAGGCAATGACACGCTCAGTATTGTCGTAGTCATTTTTGTAGACGAATACCCCAAGAACTTTGCCCTCGGCTACACCGTTACCATCGTCTACTTCACCGTGAACGCTGTGGTATGTCTTAAACCCGTTGATGCGACGATACCCGCCGTATAGAGAAGGTTCATAATTTATAAGTTTGGTAGCAGATCCCGGTTTATTGTCCGATAAGTCTAGGTGATTTTCGTTACTGTTGAGGCCACCGCTACATATAAGTTTGAGGTTTTCTATCCGGTCAGGCATTAAAACCTCACTCGAGTATCTCGAACACTTTCGAAGTTATTTATGTATAGTGTCTGTAGGTCTTTAACGCCTTTTTCGAAGGCCATGAAAGCTGCCTGAGCGGATTCGATATTATCCTTAAACATATATAAATGATAAAGGGCGCCATCTACGATCACAGTGTCGAAACTTGAAGGGATACGAGTTACGTCATCGTGATTGTTTAAATCTGTATAGTTTAGGTAATACCGGAAAGTCAGCGTATAAGCTTCGCTAGGAGAAGGGGTTACTCCGTATCCATTACCATGCGTATCAAAAACGAACTCAGGAACGCCGCGGCCAGCATTACCTGCATTATAGTCATCATCACGATGATCTTTGTACCAAACGTCACGATCAATAACCTTGAGCGTTTTATATCCAACATTTAGAGAGCTATTAGCTGCGATCTGAAATGTATTATAATCTGCGACCTTAAAGAAATCAGGCCATGTGTATTCGGTTTGCCCTTGTGCTAGACTAGCCTGATGCTGGGCAGAGTTAAACGGCCACTCGTATTCAGATTGATTCACCCTAGCGATTGCCGATTTAACGGCGTCTTTTACAAGAGCCTGTACACCTCTCACAGAAGCAAAATCTGCCTCCGCGATTTCAACCTCGTTTAAGCGGCGCAATGTTTGATTGCAAAGCTGTAGAAAAGTGGAGGGCATCTAGATATCCTTAACAGGAGTATAGGGGGCAAGTTTCCCTGCCCCCACTTAGATATTTTAGCTATTAGGCTAAGTTGTACTTGGCAGATACCAAGGCTTCTGGCCTCAGAATCTTCCTGCCGTAGAGGTGCATTCCCCGGCAAACGTCCGAAAAGCTATCTGGATCGCGGTAAGTCTCAACTTTGTTGAGCTGTTCCGCTGTAGCTACCGCAGAAGAATGACCAGCACAAATCACGCCGTAGTTAGCGTTCTGGTTGGCTGTTCCTGTGGTTCCGGCTCCAGTTCCAACTGATGGCAGATTTGATGACTGATAAACACGGAAGCCGTGGAAGTTATTCAGTACCAAACCATTGCGAAGACCGCCTGACTCACCGAAGTCAGAATTCATGAAACGTGAATCTTCGTCTCGCAAGATCTCCATAAACACGGGGTCTACGACGATCCAACGACCATCCTTGTCCACTTGCTTTTGGTCAAGAATACGGGCCATACGCGCTACAACCATTGCTGGTGAAGCTGTCGCTGTTGGAAGTGCTGTAGCACCGGGCAAACGAGCTGCCAAAGGAATTGCATGATCGCCGGCAGACGTTGTTGTGATATTGCCGAAGTCACCCTTTTTAAGCTTGTGAGCTGCCAATAGTTCGTCAGAACCAGCTGTAGTATCAGCTTTAGTACCATTGACCTGATCGTTAACCGCTGCAGCATTGGCGTGTAGTGCTGATTGCTTATAGCCGGCTAAATAACCAAGTACTTCTTGGTCATACTGATCCGCGAGTCGATAGGCAGCACGATCAACCGCAAGTTGCATGAAATTGATGTGGCTATGGGCCTCTTCGATGTCATCCAATTTGAAGGCAAAGTAGTTG